GTACCACCCGGCATACCAGTATCAATAGGCAATGCAGTACTGCCAGTAACCAGAGGTACCCAATAATCGTATGAGAATGTTACATCAAATGTTTGAATACGATTTGTTTCATCCCAACTTAGTCCAATATTAGCAATATTGATTGGGAAAATGCCAACAAATTCATAAGATCTAAGCTTATCACCAGACTTACCATATTGTGTTACAATAGCGGATCCATTCTTGTAACTATTGCCATTACTTAGCTTCACATTACCAACAAATTGATTTATCTGGTTAGACCATGCTTCGAACATGTTTCTTACAGAAAAATCCTCATCATTGAGAACAGTTACAGTCCAATCAGAAAATGTACGATCACCCGCCAGTTTAATTTGGCGACCAAAATAACCTACATCAATTGAACCAATTGTTGCGGCAGGAATTTCAGAAGCGGTACAAGTAAAAGTAAATTTTGTAAGAGTTGCAGAATCCTCACCTATATTAGGTGAAATTACAACTTCAAACAGCGATGGTCTTACACCGCCATTTGTAAGACCTAGTTTTCTAAATTCATTAATATTAAATGCCATTTGTTTAACTCCTATTCTTTATTTATTAGAATTGACCAACGATTGTAGAGAATTGGACGCCGGTTCTAACAGCAACAAAATTCAACTGAATGAAGTTAATTGAACGATTTGGCTTAATGTAAATATCACCCCAGAATTCATTACGATCAATTCTTTCCGCTGTATTGTTTGTAGAGTCACAGACAACAAGGAAGTCTGTAATACCACGACGGGCTTGAACATCACGTAGATAAGGGATAACTAGATTTCTGAATTGTGATCTTGTAAATTCATCATTAAATTCAAATAGTGAGAATCTTGATGCATTTGCAATTGCTCTTTCAAGTGTAATGAACAAGCGACGAACATTGATACGATCAAATGCAGAAGGTCTTTTGGTACCAGTCTTGTCACCAAATAGAACGGTTCCTTGACCAGGGAATGTTACAACCGGATTTACAGAATTTTTATAAAGAAGATCTCTGCTAGATAGAGTTGGATTATAACGTAGTTTTACAATATTCTTTATTTGACCACGATTGAATCCAGCAGGTGACCACCAAGCATCATTTGTTGCTTCTGTTCTTGCACAAAGACCTGCAATATCACCATTCATTGGAACATAACGATACACATCATTATAACGGTCATACATGTACTTATATGAACTATCGGATACATAATATGTTGAATCCGCTACAGCGCCAAACCAATTGACAATTGAAGATGCTTCATTACCTGGATTTGAACGAGCAGTTGCATCATCGGGTGAAATAAATGCAATGCAGTCTTTACGTGTTTCACAAATATTTTGGATCAAGTAATTAGCAAGTTGGAAGTTATTAATAGTTTGACCATTTATGATAGTTGATCCACCGATTGGCTTACCTTGGAGTACCAGGGAAATATCAACCTGTTCTGTTGAATTAAACAGATCATATCCTGCGGCAAGAACCGAGAAAATAGAATTATTACTTTCTGCATAACCGTCAGTACCACCAGCAAAATCCAATGTAAGAGGTGTATAATTTATTGATGAGGTGATATTTGCTGCTGTAGCTGAATTTGCATTTAAACGATCATTTGCCCACCACACATATTTTGAATTATCATTAATTACTGTCTTGTAGTAAAGAGATGCACCATTTTGTGATTTAGCATCTGTTGCACGTGACAGATTTTGGAATACTTCAAGTACTGACCCAGGTGCACCTGTGAATTGACCATCTTGGTCAACAACAACTACGTGCATTGTATCGACGGCACTATTATTACCGAAATTTGCAACATAAGAAGAAGTTGCAGGTGCACCATTTGTGCGATTAGCAAATTGCCAAGATCTTGTTAGATTAATAACACTGGTATTACCATTTGTTGTAGTATTTGCAGCATAATCTGTAGAAAGCTTATAAGCTGAATCAAATCCAAGAGTGAATGTTGCAGCTGTCAAGTTTGCAGTTACCGCACCAATAGTTTTAACCATCATAAACTGTGTGCCAAGTGAAGAATTACCTACAGTAATTAAATCACCAACTGTAATTGTATTAGCAACTGTATTTGCATATGTATTAGCAGTTCCAACAACACCATCAGATGTAAAAGTAAATGTACCTGTATTAGATCCAACACTCAAAGCAAATGAACCGGTAATATTACTACTAGATTGAACGCCAACAAGAGCAAGATTTGAGCTATATGCATTAACACTGCTGCAAACCGAGATACGGAGACTGTTACCTAGGTCACCTGGATATTTAGCAACATAAAGTGTATTCGCATCAAAATTACCGTCGCGAACATTTAAATAATCAGTTCTATTTTTTACAACATTGCTCAGAACATTGGCTACAGCACCTGTATTAGCAAGGGCATTCAATGCACCAACTGTTGAAGTTGAATTGGTTGTATTTGCAGCACGAACAACATATAGACCGGTGCTATATGCCAGGAAGTTAGCTGCCGTAAAGAATGTTTCATAGTTATTAGCATTTGGTTTGCCAAATGTATTAACAAGATTTGTTTCATTGGTAATTAAAACTCGTTCACCTACAGGGCCCCACTTAAAAACACCTGCAATGGCGCCAGTTGTGGTGGAAATGCCGGGAACAATCGTTGTAAGATCAATTTCGGTAACATTTACACCTGGACTTACTTGAAATGCCATAGTAATCTCTCCTTTTTATAAAATTTATTTCAAAAGCTTTTGTTTATTTATAAAATATTGTTCTCTGGCTCATTATACGTATCAACGACCATCCAACGATCACCTGAAACTTCAATTATAATTTTTTCCTCGGTCCCATCTTGAATAAAACCAAACGGTGCAAGATCTTGCATAACTTCGTCATCATTTTTTTCACGCAAATTTGCTAATGTATTTATTGATGTGAGTTCTTTAAAATAAAGTTGATCCGATAACCAAGCAAACAGAACAAGACCCATAACCAAGTCATCATGTTTACCTGATTCTGCCTCGTATGTATTACCTTTTTTGGAAAATGTTGATAATTCATTAATAGTACTTAGATCATTAATGATTAACTGATTACCTTCAATCAAAAGTTTTAATATGGAACATCCAGTTTGTTTTACAATCTTTGTTGTTCGAATACCTTTATCAGTATTCCCACCACTAAAACCTGACGTAACTTGTTTTCCTGATCTACCGCCACCGGCAGTCGTCGTCAATACATTATCATATTCAAAATCAAAATGTAATGAATCTGCTACTTGTCCACCAATATCATTGATTTCAACAAGAATACCGGCATTATTATAGGATTTGGAAACCCTATGGATTACATCGGCATAATCTATTGGGGTCATCATATTACTTTTAAAAACACATACTTGTTTGTAAGGCATGGCACTTACGTCAAATATACTAAATGCAGAATAGTCCAGACCTTTACCTCGTGAAACGTCAGCAATACATATATATTGTTTATTCTTTTCAGGTGCATCATAAAGTTTCAAGCCATCCTTGGCATGAATAGGTGTCTTATAAACAAGTTCTTTTAATTTCCAACCAGCAATAAGAGTACCTGACGAACCTTGGAATTCTACTTCAAATTCTTGTGAGAATTTTTCGGTATCAAAGTTGATACCTGCTAATGTATCTTGTCTCCATTTTTCATCACGACCAGGAACTCTATCCCATTTCACCAAAATAGGTTTATAATTATTCTTATTTTCTAATGCATTTTGCCAAATAGCATAAAAGTGATTCAAACCATTTGGTGTTGAAACAAGAATAACCTGTGATGTATTACCAGATGAAATTGTAGGATAAACTGACGTAAAGAATTCATCCCAGTTATCAATGAATGCAGCTTCGTCAATAAACAGAAGATTAATACTGAAACCACGGATGTTATCGGCCGATGTAGCAGTAGCAAGAACTCTACTATTATTTTCAAGAACAAACGAACCTTTGTTCCATTCAAGGATACCATGCTGCATCCATTTTGGAAGATGCTGATATGCTAATTGGATTTTACCTAGAATTTCACGTGCGGTGTCCGCTTTATTGGCAAGCAAAGCTACGTTTTTATCATTATTGAAAAGAATATACCACAAAATAAAAGCGCATGTTGTGGTGGATTTACCTGCCTGACGTGAAGTCGCCATAATATTATAGCGGTTTTCGGCCATGGCTTTAAGCATTTCAATCTGATAGTCATACGGTGTAAAAGGTATTAGGCCTTTATCAACGTTGACAATCTTCATATAATTACTAACAAAATACACAACATCTTGTGAACACTTGACCATTTCGGTCACCATTTCTGGTGTCCAATTTACGTCAATCCCTGCTCGTTTCAGATTGGGATTGCCCATATAAGCTTTAAAATTTGGAATTATTTCCGCATTGGTATTCATTTTTGTTGACATCATTCTTGTGCTGTGATATAATAGTCTATGACATAATATGAATTATTTAATAGTTCTATTCCTCATGTTTTCAATCATCTTCTGTAATTCATGAGTTGAGCCAACAAATAAATTATTTGTGACTTGATTCTTTGCTTCCTCATCACGAGGTAAATCCGATTTATCAATTGATCTGATTTTCTCTTGAAGATCAAGCAATTCCCTTGAAGCATTTGCAACCGTATCCATTAATTTGGCTAATACTTCATATGCTCTGGGGTTTTGTGATTGTTGTGCAATTATAGTAAGTTTTGATATGGCATCGGTACCATTTTCAATAACCTCACGAATATTTGCTCTGGCAAATGTAAAATCTTCATCTGCAGAGTCGTCACGAGCTTGACTGATAATAGTTGATATGGTTTTACTATAGGTCTGATTGATTGGACCTAAATTTAAAGCTTTATCAATTGGATTTCCGTTATCGTCATCATTAATGTCATCATCATCCATAATCTTTTTCCATAGTAGTTGTCACGTAGCCAAAGGTATCGGTGGCTATAATATTTGCAACCGGTATTGACAAACTAGCATTTGATGTTGGTTGACCATTTGCCGTAAGTCCCGGTTGAACTTGTACCCACGCTATTGATGTAGTATTACCAACAGCACTTTGAATAGTATTACCAGTAGCTACAAAGAATTCAGTGTTTGCAAATTTAATAATTTTAGTAGATTTGACAGGTCCGTAAATATAGCCTTTGAGTGTAAAATCTAGATTCCAGACCAATGATCTACGTGTTTTAAAATCACCATCATAAACATCATCCAATTGTACATTATTAAGTACAACAGGAATATCCATCGTAACATTCATCTCTGGAATGAGATGAACTGTTGTTGTCCAATCTGGTGTAAAATAAGGTAGAATTTGTTCCACAATTTTATTGCCGTCCTCAGCATTCTTTACCAGAATACTTAGACGGAATCCAATATTATATGGAACTGGATTATATTGATATTTATTTTGAGCTTTATCGTCTGGATTTACTACAGCAATTCGATTAATTGTTTGTAGTTTTCTAGTACCATCATAATCAAACCCAGTCATTTCAAAGGCCATCATGGGTAATGGATATGTTGCTGTTGGTCGATCAATATTTGGATCTTGAACCACACGTGCTAACATCTTATCTTTTGGTCCATATGTAATAGGCACACGTTCAAGTAAAGTAACATTACCACTTACATCTGTCCTAGAAATATGAACATTATTAAAAAGAGTTCCAAAAAGTATAATATACTTGCGGATTAATGAAAAATAAAATGGTGTAGATGAAAACATTTTAAATATTTCCTTCGCTGAAAGGATCTATCTCACTGAAATCAACAAAGTCATTTGATCCCAAAGTAAAGTTATTTGATCCATTTTGAATGACATCATTTTCGGATGCTGGATCAATAACATCTGGCTTATATTGTTCTACAACAAGATAATTACCATCTTCATCTGTCAAGTTTACACCTTCCTCATCCATAATAGTATAGTCAAGAATGTTGACAGAATAATTTGTTTGAAGATTATCAATTTCAGGAATACCAGTATTAAATTGTTCATTACTGTATTCAAACAATTCACAAGTTAATTCCCAAGTTTGTAATGCACCAAATTGATAAAACATTTCAAATTTATTTACAAACTTGATTTGAAAACACTTACGGTTAAGTGGGAAATAAATTAAGTCACCTTCATTCGGTCGTACTTCATTTGTTATAATAGCAACTTCTTGATTGAATGTTCTTTGTGCTATACTGAATACAACTTGGTCTCTAATCTGTAAACCAAACTTAGACATAAAATTACCATCACCAGTAAAACCATCAACGGACTTGATATAAAGTTCAACTAAAATTGCATGATTATATTGTGATGATGCATCTTCTTCAAATAATTGGTCACGATTTACTATAACACGTGGGACATAATACATGTCCTCCCCGTAAATGCGAATTGACTCTATGATTAGATCTTCATAGAGATTCTGTTCGTTAGATGAATCGTAGTTACGAAAATAGAAATTTGTGGTCATTAGGTCGGATTAGCTTTCTTGATAATCGTTCTTTTATGAATATCAATAGAGTCAGCTTTGTATGGAATATAAACATCATGCTTTTCAGCTTGATTCATATTTTGTCCGCCATTATAGCGCAGCCCATCATATCCTTTTTTAATCAAATGATCTCGTGCAGCATCGCTTTGTGTTCCACCTTTAGATAAACCTTGGAATACTTGGTGGCCAGTGAGTTTTAGATGACCGTGTTTAAGCTTAGATAAAACATCATATTTGTCTGAACCCGCGGGTAGTAAACCAGCACCACGAGCAAATTCTTCATGCTTACTTTCATGAGGCAATACGCGCTTAAGTTTGTCACCATGAAATTCGTGATCAACATCAAATACATTATTCATTTTTAACTTAGTGTGATAAACTAAAGGTGTATCGGTTTTAGCAAATCGAGCACCATTTTTAGCATATGATTTTGCTACATGGTGGCTATTAGTAAAATAACCTATACCACCACCCATAAAGTCATTTTTTACACGACCAAAACTTTGATTAAATTTATCAAAGCGACGCCCAGATCCATGATAAGCATCAACTTCTACTGGATTATTCCCGACATTTTCATAAAGAAATTGTTTATATGTAAGCATGATACTAGCCGATAAAATCTGTAACTGGAAGTGAATATGAATAGATCATTTCTTTTTCTAATTCTGCACGTTCAGTAATAGCATCATTATAAATCTTTTCACCGTTAAACTTGATACCACCAGGGAGAGTCATACCAATAAACTTGGTTAGATTTGAACCCCATTGTTGCTTAATCAAACAAGTAGCATAACGGAGAAGCCAACGATCTTTCCATACATCAGTGAAAATTGCAGGATCAACAATTTGATATGCTTCAATAATAACGTAATCACCAGTAGTCAAAATATTCCAGTCGGTATCAATATAAAGACGATTTACATTTCTATTATAACGAATTGGTTGTTGACCAACCAACATTTGTTCTAGGAATTGAACATGTGATAATGCCATGTAATATGGAACCATGGATACGGATGTCAATGTATACAAATCATTTAAGGCAATCTGATAACGAATATTGAACAAGTTATTTGTATTTAAGGCTTGACCAATAGGAAACAGATTGACAGCACCAATGATATTCTCAGGCATTGTAATATATTTGTTAACTTTATCTACATCTGTAATCTGATACTTGTAGAAAGTCTTCTCGGAACCATCAAAGTGATAGTCCCAATACATTTTTAATGCTTCATCAATACGATCATCAACTTGATCAGAATCCACGTTGATCTCAATAACCGGTTTACCTAAAGTACGTAAGCAATATTCAGCAAATTGATCCCTTGTCGTTGGAGTAGCCATTATACAACATTCCTTTTTAATCTGCCAAAATTATAATTATCGGGTTTATTTTCAGGTAAGTCAAACGTTTCAACCAAACCATTATTAAACCATTTTTTATTATTAGGTCCTTTAGGTCTATTTTTTGACATCCTTAAACATGCATCTTCAGTATGTTTTCTGCCACGTATTTTTATAAATCTTTTTTCTTTATGTTCTGCGGATTGAATTGTCCCATAAATTGGTGATAGAACACCAGTTTTTCCAAACATAGGATTATTCTTACCTCTAAAAGTCCCATTTTGTATTCTAGTGTTAGACATTTTTATTTTTGCTTCTTCAGTATGCTTAATATGTAATTTTGATTGAGCGTACAAATATGAGTTTACATATCTATCTTTGTTTTTATCTTTAAAACACATAACAGCCCATACCATTTTAGATTTATCTTTACCAACTGTAAATTTAGTTAGTAGTATATGGCAAATAAAATGTTCTTTTGCAGTTAAGCAAACAATATTAATATTTGAACCACCGCCCAACGATCTTGGGACAATATGATGTTTTTCTACGTAACAAGGTGCTGTTTTTTTATTCCAACCTCTGGCCATGGCTTTTTCTATGATATTGAAATACCAATTGATATATTTGTTAGGTTTACCAAGAGTTCTTAGGCAATACTCTTTAAACTGATCTTTTGTTGTAGGTGTTGCCATAATACTTATCCTATATTATTTCTTTAACAAATTAATTTGAGCTTGTAGATCAGCAATCTGTTTTTGTTGCTCTTGAATGGCGCCGATCAAATAAAGTACTATAGCTTCACGTTTAAATAATAGTGTTTGCACATCCTTATCATCTTTAAATTTTACGATGGCTTCAGGAATCGTTTGCTCAAGTTCTTGAGCTATAAGACCAATTTTTACAGATTTATCTTTTTCTTGTAAATTATTAAATTTTAACCCTTCATCTGTCCAATCAAATTTACGCAAATTAAGAGAGTTTATAATTGAAAGAGAATCAACTTGGGTATTGGAAATATTTGTTTTTAGTCTTTGATCAGATGCTTCAGTATAAGAGATAATACGTTGTGCCCCACCGGAGTCAATGTCATATATCAGATTTGAACCATCCCAACGAAAATAAAGAGCACTGCCGCCTGATGTACATTTTAGTCTTGGTGCATAACTACCACCAGAACCGTAATATAAACCATCAGCTTGAACATTGGTAGAGGTATAATATCCAGAAGCAGAAGTCATACCCCCGTAAGTAGAAATGGAATGCGAAAATACAATATTAGGACTACTAAAAGTCATATACACGGATAAACCGGTGTTTAAATAAACAGTACCACCTGTTGTTACAAGCGAACCACCTCTTATTTCACTTGTGGTATAGAAACTTCCAGCACTATAAACTGAATTGGTAAAAACAACATAATTACCATTCCAATACATAGCTACACCGGAGCTACCATTCATACCGTATGTTTGATTAGTACTTACAACAAATGAAGTTCCTGTAACTGTAGCAAAACTAGGTGATGAACCGGAACCATAACCAGAAGAAGTCACGTAACCGGCAGAACCAGAAACACCAGTCACTCGACCGTATGCATCTACGTTGATAGCAGAAATACCACCGCTATAGTTAGATGCTCCAGCACCAGCAGTAGCCAATGATATTGTACCAGAACTAGTGATAGTTCCGCCTGTGAGGCCTGTTCCGGTACCGACAGAAACTACCCCAGAAGAAGTTACGTACCCAGCACCACCGGAAACACTAGTTACACGACCATAAGCATCAACTGTAATTGCTGATACACCACTGGAATAAGTCGCAGCACCAGCACCAGCAGTAGCCAATGATATTGTACCAGTACCAGTGACAGGTCCACCAGTAAGACCAGTTCCAGTAGCTACTGATGATACAGTACCAGTTGGAGTTGTAGCCCATGTCTGGTCACCACGAAGATAAGTAGAAGAACTGGCTGAACCGGAAGCAAGACGTGCAGTTGGAACCAAACCACTACTTAATTTTGATGCATCAGCAGAATATGCAATTGCATTTGAATAAGCAACAGTAGCATTGCCTGTAATTTGATCTTGAATTGTTGATAAAGATAAGCCACCAAACGATGCAGAATTATTAGCAGTTCCACTGTAAACAGTAGAATTGACTGTTGCAACAGCAGCTCCATTGCTTAAAGTAATAGTACCAAGCGTGATAGAAGTGTTTACGGTAGTACTACCAACACTAAATGTTGATAAGTTTACATTTACAGTATTAGAGAATACATGACTGTTTGTCCAATTAAATACACCTGCAGTATTAACACCAAGAGATAATGACGACCAAAAAACATTTCCAGACGGACCGGAAGAAGTCAATACTTGACCAGATGTGCCGTTTGAACCATTGGCTGCAATTGTATTGGAAAATGATACAACGTTGGAAAATGTTATAGGCCCACCTATAGTGAACGAAGCCGATGTATTCACGATAGCCGAACTGAGTCTAGCATTCGGTAAAGTACCGGAAGTAATATTTGTAGCAATTGATGAAAACGCCGTAGCATTAGTATATGCCGCAGAAGCATTGCTTGTTATCAGTGTTGCAACTGAATTCCCGGTTATGCTAAGAGTTGCTGCATTAACAGATGTTGCTGTAATAGCAGAGGCATTAACAACAGTTGAATTGGCTGTGAAGCTTCCGTTGACGGTTAACCCGTTCTTTACTACAAAGTTATTATTGGCCATCCCAGTTCCCTATCCTTGAGATTGTTTTTCCTATTTATAATTATTGGACATTTGGGAACAAACAAGAATGAATGAATTTTTGAACAGTTTCAGAATCAAACCCGAGCGATTCCATCACTTTTGGAGTATGTGGATTCTGTCTCTGATTATGACAGTACCAATTTTGTGCATTGGTTGAATCAATATCAGTCGAGTTACCTATGTTGTCCAAGTAATAGGTAAGGGTTTCATTAGCTAATGAAAGCACATCATCAAGTTCTTCCATTGTATTGATGTTACCTGCAGCAACCATACTACCAGAAAAGATGTTCTTTGCCCACTGAGGTAGTTCTCTTTTCTTTGACCATTCCATGCCATCAACTCTGTCATGAAACCAATCTAGCATGTAATGTTGTTTGTCGTAACCTGGCGAGAAATCATGGAAAGCACCAGTGACTTTATTTGGACCTGCTATTAGATCAAATCCGTATATTGGACCAGGATCGTTCGTATGCGGGAAGATACACAAATGCATCATGTAGAGTTTTTTTGTATCTCTTGCATCCACAACATCAAGATGCGCACGTCGAAATACACCGGATCTAAAAACATAGTTTGGCCAATCAAAGTCGTGATCTTCTTCAACTGGAATTCCTTTTCTTGCTAGAACATCCAGGAAATTGTCTGATGCTCGTATGAGTTTATTGAATATCATACTCATTAGCTAAATCCTCAAATAATCTGATGGCAAAGTCAAACACTTTATTAGCTTCGTCAGCCAAATCTAATGATAGTTTAGATCTGATATTATTTATCAAAATGTTTTTATCTTCGAACTCATACATACTTCCAGAGCCAGGAACCAACTTCTTTATCATTTGACCACCGAACATGTCGCCGAAATGCCTGACATACAGATGAGCAATGATTGATTCCTCTGGCATTTTTTTGACATAGTTATCATAAATCATTGTTGAAACATAAATCGTTGGTTGTTTTTCTACACCAAGTTCTTGGAAATCTTTTAGGATTTTGTCCGCTCTCTTGATCTTTTCAATACCTTCAAGCAAGCTACATCCCTCTGCTTTTTCTTCCAAGGATTTGTATGCTATGTACTGATTGTAAAGGTAATCCGAATAGACTTCATCGGTTATTGAACCAGCGAATAAATACTTGACAAACCGGTGATTCTCGGCTTCTTTGTGTTTGTCTTTGGTTGCTTCTTTTAGATTCATTATAATATCCTTGGAGTTTGTTTTATTATGTTTAACGTACTTGAGTACAACGCAACATCTTCTTTTACAAAATCATACTCTACCTATAAACCAGTGATTGGGATTGGTAGAGATGGTATCATCAACCATTGTGATGATTACGTTTATAGACCAGAAATGTTTAGACCTATAACAAAGAGCCTTGAAGCAGTAGCATTGATGCGCTCCAAAGGTTATAAAATAGTCATCGTTCACAATCAACCAGGGATTAGCAAAGGTTTGTTTAATTCCCAAGACGTAGATTCTGTTCACCAATACATGCTAAAACTTCTCGGCGAAGCTGGTTGTCCATCAATAGATGCTATTTACTATTCGACAAGCAATTTGAAAGAAGATGATTACGCCATTCCAAATACTGGTATGTTCAAACGCTGCGAGAGAGAAAATCCACATATTGACTTTAGTAAAGGTTGGTATGTAGGTGATTGTATCAATGATTTGAAGGTTGCGCAGAAGATAAGCTCCAAACCAATACTTGTAAGAACAGGCAAAGGTAACGAAACCGAAACCAATCTGAATAAGTTTTCATACAAGGAGTTGAAAAAGAAAACCGAGATCTTCAACTCCTTGTATGATTTTGCTAATAGCTTAACTTAAACATATTTTTGATAACGATCAGCTTACCATACTCAGGCAAATACAGGTATTCAATCTGAGAGTTCTTTAGTGTGTTGATAGCGTCCTGAAGCGTCTCAACTAGAGGATCGCCACCCAGATTGAAACTAGTATTGAAGAGCATCGGGACATTTTTTTCTTTATTGAATGCGCTGATTAGATTATAGAAATGCTCATTCTGTTCCTTGGTAACTGTTTGTATTCTACAGGTGTTATCAACGTGGATTACACTAGGAACTTTCTTTTCAACACCTTCTCTGCAGTTGACTGCATACATCATAGAAGGTGACTCTTTCATACCACGAAGATCAAACCATTCGTCAGCGTGCTCAGCCAATACTGTTGCAGCAAACGGTCTGAAGTATTCACGACGCTTGACCTGGTTAACAAAATCCTTACCATCCTCGAATGTAGGGTCAAACAGAATAGAGCGATTACCCAATGCTCTTGGTCCATTTTCTGAACGACCCTGGAACATAGCAACGATGTTTTTGTCAATCAATAGATCGACGATCTTTTCATAATCAGCATTTACAACCAAGACATTTTCGTCTAAATCTATTAGTGCATCGAAGTCATCAAACTCATACTTCGGACCGAGGTAAAGAGTTTCGTTTCTCTCGCGCACGGGAGCTTCTTCATTGGTACCGTGATAGACCATAAAGGCAGCACCCATAGCCGTACCAGCATCATTACTTACTGGTTCAACATACAGGTTGATACCGAGCTTGTTCAATTCCGAGAGATAGAAATAATTAGCCACGCAGTTGAGAGCGTATCCTCCACTCAGAACAACGTTTTTGTTTCCTGTGCGTTCAACTGCTTTCTTGATCAACTCTAGAGCCTGACGCTGTGTCTGTGTTTGAACAGCATATGCCATATCCCTACGAGACTGCATTGTAGTTGGATCAACATTACCAGAAGGCATTTCTTCTAGTTCTTTGAAACCAAAGTTATTCACAATAGCACCATTCGGATAACGAGGAATGATCAGATTACGGTTTGCTGAGGTGTAAATTCCCGACTCATCAAACAGTGGCGGAATGTTAGGATTCTCCTTGCCATATGGAAAAAGACCCATAGTCTTACCAGCTTCAATTGAAGACCAGCCACAGTATTCTGTTACTGCTTCATAAACCTTAGTAATACCTGCCCGTTCAGTAATATAACACTCATGCTGTCCCTGTTCGCCATACATAGCACCAGTCATATCCTTGACGATTACGCTCTGAGTCGGTCCACGAGTACCAAGGTGCTTGTAGATTGTTTTGAAGTTGGATGGGTAAGAACATTCAAAGATTGATTCTGTTTCCCAGAACATACTTTCACCTGATGGACCATTTAATACAATGAATGTACCAGCACCATCAATAACAACACCGGTTGCAGTCTCAAACCCTGAACGGTAGAAAGCTGCAGCAGCGTGTAACTTATGATGGATATGGCTCAAGTCGATTACCTGAGGATGATTGTGTAGATCTTGTTTGCGATCAATAAGACCTAGCTTACGAGCAAGACCAGTGTAAACATCATCGCCAGTGTAATCAATCTTACCAGCAGTTTCCTTGAGTGACTGAGTATGAGCAATAACAAGGTAGTCTATCTTGTCTGTATACTCCTTAATTTTCATCATAGAGGCAAGTGGACCACCATCATACTTCTGGCGAGTCAGACGCTCTTCCTCAATACTGAAAACAATCTCACCGTCTTTTAGCAGACACACGCCAGCGTTGTGCCCACGCGCGATACCCGCGATATAACCAGTCATCATCACTTAGCTCCGAATTTAGATTTGATGTCTTTAGATCCAACACCAGTTCTCTGTTTCACCGATTCAACAATTCTTTTGAAATGATCCTCACTAAGAACCATTAATGCTTCATTATTACGATCAATGGAGTCATCCATCGTAACTCTCATAGGTATATATCTACGCTTGTCCTTACCACAGTCGATGATATTGAAGTTTTTTTCATCCTGATAGGTAATGTTTTCTGGGCAGGTCGAACCAATAACAACAGTTGCTGTCTTGTTCAGAGCGTAAGCGATATGCTGACCTAGGCTGTCACAACCAAGGAAGTGATCACAGGCATTGATTACACCCATCCACTGACGAATATTCAGGTTCTGTGGCCAAGCAACAGTATTTTCTTCTGTTGTTTGTATGGGAATCTGAGACATCAGAATAATACCATAGTCTTTCTTCAGTTCGTCGATAAGTCTCAGAGTGTCAGCTAGTTCGAATGACCGACCACTTGTATCAAAAATGAAGTTTGACTGCTGAGTTACACTACTACCGAAAGGCTGAAAGACGATTACCTTTTCTTTGCCTTTCATCTTACGAACATCATTGACGATTTCGTAGCCATCGATCTGTTCTTTTTTGGAGAGCTCCATATTGATTTTTGAAACTGGAGGAACTTCCTTGAGATCGTTGATCATCATATCAAATGCCTGAATCAGATTACATTTTTGATTGTAATAAGTATTGAGACGATAAGGCTCTGGGGATACGATTTCTTTGTCTAGAAGATGATCCTCGAATAGACGATTGTGCATTACATGAAAAACTTTGTCGCGGAGTTTTGGCGAGCCAGCAAATAGCTCCATCCAACCCTCAGCAACAATAATGAAGTTTTGATTTTTTTCTGCATATTTTTCTAGAGCTGGGATTGCACAAAGAACTCGCCCAGCTCCGCCGTTGATGAAGAATGCTTTATCCATAATATACCTTTCACGTCAGTCAATAATAACATTGGTATTTATATGGTCAGATTAGCAGTAAGAAACGCAGACCATTCCTCCGCGACCGATGTCGCCACCGCATACTGCGCCAAAACATCCAGATGGATCGCAGGATGCAATACAAGCACCATAAAGATATACAGCAGTTCCACCAGCACCTGGATATCTCATATAGTTATACGCACAACCATTACAACATAAACCGCCACGTGCAAGTGAAAGGGCGGCATCTGCGCATAATATACATCTAGAAACTGATTCAAATCCGTAAATTGGTGGGTGGCAATTACATCCACAAAAGTTGATATCAAAACTAGCAGATCCATTCATACCATTGATACCAACAACTTCTCCCCACCAAAATGCAGTTAGCGAACAATTGGCTGCAGAACAGCAGCAGTTGATATTCAATGTATTTGTACCATACCAAATAGTTGTATTGGTTTTTGAAACCGGGATAATACCGCAAGAAGTGCAGCCAGCAAAACAAAAATCGGCGTTTGTATTACAAATACAAGCGCCAGAACACATGACACAATCTGGGGATGCCCATCTACAATAAGCACCGCATGGGCGCGCCGATATATCATATCCTAAAATACATTGTGGTGCAAAACCTCTACCACCCATTGCGCAGACATTATTCAATCCGTAACCAGACACATAAGAAGGATTACTTTGACAACTATAATTAGTATAATTGGCTGCTCTATAAGGAGTTGTATTAGCGACGGCACCAGCGCAAAGAGTATATTGGCAACCAGCAAAAGCAGGAAGAATAACAGAAGCGTAAGCACCAGTTGAACCAAAGCCAGATCCACCACAGCAGCAACCAGAACCAGCATTGCCACCAGCGCCCCACATCTGAAATCTAACGTAGGAAACACCACTAGGCACTGTGAATTGACAACAGGCGCCACCACCGGATCCTACAGTTCCGACTGCAGTAGAGCAAACCTGAAACCCAGATACTCCAGTTCCGGCAAAAGAAGTGTTACCACCAACAAATGTTGGGATTGAAACCCAGTTACAATAACACCAAGGAGCTTTGTCTAAAGCTTCTCTTCCAAGCACTTGATAACAGGGATAAATGTAACTAAAGCAGTTGCAAGCCCAAGCTTGTAAGCCTGTATTTAAACATCCGTTATATCCAACAGTATTGCCGCTATTATATACCGCCTGGTTAACTGCAACGCAGTTACATAAACAGTTACAAAGATCAACTGCTCTTTTTTGCGCTGCGTATGCTAGAATATCCATTTTTTACCCTCTGGTGTTACGGCGTGTTTTCGAAAGCAGCCATTAGTATTGGTGATGGTAGAGGAACACATGCTGTGTTTGCAGCTGCAATTTTCCAGGAAGGAATACTACCAGCGCCAGTTGTTTCAAAATCTGTCAATCTTTGCAGATATTTTGTAGCAACTTCTTTCAAAACTTCGTTCGACTCGATCTTGTGTAAGTTCTGGGTTACATATTCTCTGTAACGATCCGCTAATTCATTATAAACAGAACGAGGATTTCTGGTAATAACTTCCCAAACCCACACTTTGTTTTCTAGATCATAAAATGTTATATAATAATCTTTGAGACGAGGATTTGAAATCTCGTCGTGAGTTGTACCATCAACAAGAGTTTCAGTTACGTATTCTCTTTCTGGAAATTCTGACTGATGGAAAAAATAAAGAACATCAGGCGATTCAGAAGCCAAAGTTTCTATAACAAGATAATGATCTGGATTATAAGCATCTTCAATAGTTTCAAGAACATTACAGATATGACCATGTTCTTTCTCTATAAGAAGTAATGATGATTCAGGTCCATTATATGTCAGCGTTAAACTAGCGTTGCTCGTGAAAGTATTAACGTGTAACGAATCTGGAATTTTCTTAGTGAATTCTATACTAACATTTGCCATTTGAAACCTCTAATCTTTACATTTATTTATCATAGATACTGAACACAAACCGCGCCACCAGCACCAGGAAATCCATATCCCATACCATAACTAGCATGACTCGTTGCTCCCCATCCACCTTTCCCGTAAGCATATCCAGGTAATTGGCACGGTTGAGAATAACCTACTGACTGTGCTGAACAACAAGCACTATCAACACGCAGATAATAAGATTGACCGGAGCAACCACACAATACACATGTAATCGGTGGGAAAACTGGATTATATATGGCAGTAGAGCCGACTGCTATAAGCGCCGCCCAAGCTCCCGGTGTTCCAATAACAAAATGGCAACACTGTGTCGCGTTAGTTACGGATCCTTGAAACGATCTACAAGATGTTACAAAAGGATGGGTTCCTACTGAGCAACAGGATACGCCTCCGTTGTAACCACAGAAACCTCCATTAGAGCACATACAATAACCTGTGGCAATAGTTTTACCTATCGAATTACAAGCCCAATTCGAATTCGGTAACATTACACATAGTCCTGCAAAATCAGCGTTATCAACACCATTTACAGCTTTTTCACGTTTCATCCAACAATATGGACTAACCTCTCCACCATCAGCGCAAACACCAGATAGACCATAACCAGTAACATAAGAAGCGCATCCAGATCCTGTTGTTGAACCATTAGAGTTATCTGGATAACAACACATTGCGCAACCGGCGCAAAGTGTATATTGACAACCAGGAACAGCAGGAATAATTACGGAAGCATATGCTCCTGAACTTCCAGGAATTGATATTCCATAATCACAAGCAGCAGCATGTGCCAAAGCACCAGCTCCCCACATCTGGAACCTAAGAAACTGCGCTCCACCAGGAACTGTCCACAAACAACATGCATTACATCTTCCATATGTTGCATCATAAACAAGCGTGCCACCAGTAACGGATGGTAAAGTTGGAATAGCAGCCCAATAACAACAACACCATGGCTGAGCAACCAAATCGCAGGCAAGCACTCCAACGTACACTGCTGATTGCAATGCCTGTCCAGTGCTGTTGATTGTTGTTGCAGCGCTAACACCATTCGCTATACCAAGGTTATAACAAGGAGTGTATGCGTTTGAAACACACTTAGTTAAAGCATCATTATTTCTTGCAATTTCATTATATACGGATACATCAACTGCCATTTTGTTTTCCTTATTGACGTGTGATCGAAGTCAATAACCCCGATCCATTATATGTCGCTGTATATCTGAAGCTTATAGCCGGACCGAATGCTGTTTCTGTTTCAACCCAGTTTGTTGGTAAACCGAGAGAATTGTAAACAATGTTTGATGTGGTTATCGTTCCCTCGGTTATTGAAGTGATGTAACCATTGGCATTATAAGTTGTATTATTTGCGTTAAAAGGTTTTGTAAGCGTAATTGTTGCCGCCAAACTAGGAGCATAGAAATTACCACCAACAAACAGAGAGTTCGCAATTGATACAGAATTGCCCGAGGTGACAAGCTGACCGTTACCTACGGTCAGCCCATCTGTATCCAAGAATATTTTATTTACAGCCATACTAAAATATCCCTTTTATAACTATTACGCCTGAGCCTCAGTCCAAGAGATACGAGTCTGAACTGTAGCATTAGCAGTACCAATGTTAGTAGCAACAACGGTAAGAACGTCCGGACCATCTGGGTAAGTACCAGCGATAGCAGGGCTGTTGTTTATACCACCACCAAGGATCGAGTTACCAAGATCACGAATCTTAGTCAGGTCGACGTTAGTAACCGAGTAGTTTGTAGAACCAGCACTGTTAACCGCATAGAAGCTATACATGACTTCACCGCCGACAATATAGCAACCACCGTTATGGTCAGCTACCTGAGCAAGAGAAGATGTACCCTGTGCGATACGAGTGTAAGAGTTTAGAACCGCTGGCGCGCCAGTGAAGCTTGTAATAGTCAAAGCAGGCTGAGTAGGAACACCATTTAGGAACAACTGAACAAGGAAGTTACCATTAGTGATAACGTCCAGACCAGCAAGAGACAGCTGCATGCGGTTGATAAGTTCTTTCTGACCAAGCACACCTGGTATACCGGAGTCAACTGCAGGAGAGACACGGAGTGAAGCCAAAGCAACGGCTTGGTTATAAGACACCGTTCCAGCTGCAGTACCAGTTCCAGCCGCTGACATCGTAATCGTATTATTTGGGCTACCTGCAGTGATAGAAGCAACATATGCACCAGTCGCGATATTGTTACCGAATAGAAGCATGTTCGGGAAGATTGGCGTTGTATTGACAATCGACAAGGTGTTCGAACCACTTGTTACAGTTACAGTAGCTACGTTACCAGAAACAGCGGTTACTGGTGATGTTTCGCCGTAAGTGAACTGAAGTGATTTATCCGCATCGAACTGACCGTCCATAATAACCGAAGTTCCCCAGTGACTGATAGTTGGTGAGAACTGAGGAACATGCGAGTAAACCGCAATCGGAGCAGTGTTAGTGATATTGTGCGTATTTGCTGGCAGGGACATCTGAGTGAACGAGAATGTCAGACCAGACGAAGTAGCGGTAGCAGCCTGTGTTAGAAGAAGCGAACCAGCACCAGTATTGATAGAAACAACGTAGGTATCTCTTGGTAGGTTGGCGTTTGTTACAAGCATGCCTACCTGAACACCAG